CACTCACTTCCAAGTGGTCATTACTTGACTGCAATAATAAATTCCATATTCGTAAATGTAGCTTTTGGCTGCATTTGGCAAATGTCATTAAATGCCTATACGTATATGTGTGCACGTTCCTTTTGGGAACGTTGTGGTATTGTTGCTTATGGTGATGACCATATTGTTTCTGTTCCAAATACTGATATAGAGAGATTTAATCAGTTTACCGTGTGTGAGTTTTTCAAGAAGATAGGTTTATCCTATACCTTGGAAGACAAAGACGCGGTGGTGGAATCTGCATCTAGAAATATAACTGAAATTTCTTATTTGAAACGTAAGTTTGTTTTTGATGCGGATTTGAACCAATGGATTGCTCCTCTTTCTTTAAGTACAATTTTGGAAACACCTATGTGGATTCATAAGTGTCCTGATCAAGTAGCACAAACGATTGCCAACTTGGAGTTCTCTCTCAAGGAGTTATCATTACATAATAATAACACTTGGGATGAATGGGCTCCAAAGTTGAAGCAAGAGTGTGAAAAATTGGGACATTATACATTGTATAAGAATAAAGAGGAGACGAAATTGGTTTGTCTTGACCAGACCCTTCTGTTGTGATCTTGCAATCTTAAAATATACCTAGTTTAAAATAAGATTGTAATGCTATCAGAAGATGATCCTTACTTATTTAGGTTTACTGCTCAAGATGGGATGTGGCAGCCCCACAATATCTAGAGCAACTAGGTTAGGTCTTACAACGTTAAGTGGCGTGTAAGACCGAAACAATTCACTTGCAGAAAAACTTGATATAAATAAGATTTTCAGAGATCTTCAAAAACTTTCTGAAGAGGCGGGTAGATTAGCTGACGCCTTAGAAATTCAGCTATATAATTTAAGAGTGTGGAGAAAACAAAATGATAACGTTTCTCCACAGGCTGTGCAACAATCAGGTAGTGTTAAGGTAAATAGTGATTATATTGCTAGTAATTCTAGTGAAATTGCGCCTGAATCAACCAATCAAGTCCAAGAACAACAGGACATTGTAACGTTTTCTGACGATAAGGCCATTCTTCCTGAGGCAATGCCGATGGAAAA